TGAATTGCTCCCGGGGTCATATTGTAGGCTTGTGAAAAAGATTGGGACGCTAAGCCCGGTGGCGTTTGTGAAGTCAACTAAAAGCTGACCTATCAGCTTGTGATTGCCGCCTTTGGATTGCGTGAAGTATTCCCTACTAAGCAAGTAGACAAATATCGCCCTTGAAAGCTCAGTTTCAAGGATCTGCCCCTCTAGCGTCCAGCCCATTTCGCAAAAGCCAAGCTTTAATAAGTTCGGAAGAGAAATAAATGGCCGTAGGTCTTCCAACCAAATGTGCTTAACTGGCGGGTCTGTAAACTGTATAGGTTCTGACAAATCAACCCAACCGCCATAGTCAGCCGGGATCCAACGATGTAGGTCATTAGAGTCAACAGCAAACTGATCAGCCCACGTATCCGTTGCCGTGTCGTCAAGCGTCACGTTTCCAAGCTCTATGGTGCAGAGCTTTTTTTCGCTGGCCAGCTCTAGCCAATGATTTGGCGAACGGCGAACATCAATTTCCCATGTACGCTGAACGTCATTTTTGCCTTTTATCCAAACGTGGTCAAATGGCAATTCGTGCCCTTCACAAATCACACGGGCCTCTATACCGCTTTTTGAATTGTTTGTGATTATGGGGGAAGAAAACGACATAAACGCAGCGTCATTCACCGTTGACATTGGAACGTCAAAAGACAATACCCCGTCTGTTATCAGGTTGTTTATATCGCTGAGCGCATTAACGTCCTTGCTAGACCTGACCGAAAAGCCGGGCGGCAAATCCAGCGCGGCCCACCCTATTCCACCAAGGATAGCAGAGCCTTCGGCGGATAGCTTGACCAATATCTGTGTAGCGTTGCTCATTTATCCTGCGTTGCGGGGGTTTTGAATCGGTATGTCTTGCAACTTTCCGTCTATGATCAAATCAACATATTCGCCGTACTGGTAAATGTTTATACCTCCCGGCTCAATCAGTAGCCGTTTTGCTACATAGGTGCCGCCTTCGCCTGTTTCTTCAACCTGTATCCATCTTTCCGGGCTTGCCTTTAAAGATCGGAAATAGGCTACTTCCTGCTCAGAAAAGTTTCGCCTTGCGCGAAGCCGGATAGTGTCATAGGCCCTGATCTGGTTGAGCATCCTGCCAGAATTCTTTGCAGCCTCCACCCGTGTCGTGGCGCATGGGGTGTTTAGGCATATTTCGGTGCCCTCTTGCACTACGTCTTTTTGGATCACCTCACACAATATTGTGCCTATACCGCCCGGTGGGGTTTTGAAATAAACGTCCGTGACATTCTCGCAAGCGTGGTCTATGGTAAAGAACGTCTCCCATCCAACCGTTTCGCCTGTAATATCTTCGTCATCATCGGTAGCGATAGCGCTTACCTGGTACTTTACTACATCGCTAATGTCAGTCAGCGAGAATATACTAATCAGCCGCTTTGGTGATACATTAAAGCAATGTACCTGGTTAACGCCAAGCGCTTCGTAGGCGACGTACTCAGTGCTTGTAGTGCCGTCTGAAAATGTTACCGTGAACTTAAGCTGTACCGCCCCAGGTGAAAGGGATTGATAGGCAGCGGCTAACCACAACCAGGCAAAAGAGTTTTCCCCCAATTCCAGGTACTTAGGCTTGTTGGTTAAAAACTGTGGCGACTCTGCCGGCTGCGAGTCACCTACCCCTATATTGTCGGGATGGTCATAAATGTACCGGCGCATTAACAGGTTTTCATGTAGCTCAAAAACCGTGTCCATCACAAGAATTTCGTCGCTACTCTGAAACGCTCCAGACTGAGCCTGACAATTGTCGTCACGATAAGTTACCCCGTAGTCGATGAAAAACTTGGCAATCATTGTCGTTATGTACGGGTCAATTTCACTTGTTGTTGAAAGGTCAGGCATTGGCGTGTAAAGCGAACGCCTTGCATCGGCCATGTAATCAACACAAACCGGGTCTGAGGTATCACATGAGATTACAGGGGTCATACCCTCATAGCTTGTGATTGGTGCGTTGCCCGTCTCAATAAACACCTTTTGAAGCCTGGTTTGAATCATCGCCCCATTAACCGGGATTGCCGTCACCCCGTTTGTTACCGTTACCGTGGCGCCTGCGGTTACAAGCGCTGAAAGGTCCATGCCAACCCCCGTAAAGTCTGCCTGTTCGCCACATTCGTTCCAATCAATATCTGTTATAGAATTAGGGGTTGGAGATGTTATAGCCGTGTTTGCTGAGAAGAAGAAGTTAGCCCTCAGCATACGCCGGAAATTAGAGCCTGAAAGGTTGCCAGACGACTCTATCTTGAATGAGGTTGCTGTGTATGGTGTTGTGTTGTCAACCGTAAACAACCGGCCCCATATCGTGAACTCTGTACCGTTTGACGGGATTGATGAAAACGTGGTTGGGAATTCAATATGAATATTTGCGAATGACCCAGGGGTTTCCAGCACGTCGCCCGAACCAGGAGTTATGCACCATTGGAGGCATTCAGAAACCGGGGTTGGTACTGGCGATGCTACTGGTTCGATTGTTATCGTTAAAGCCATGACGGTGTTTGATTTTTTTCAAAAGATACTGGCATTGCGAACGCCCTTGACCTTCCCCTAATCTCTATCCTTGAAACAATTCGATCTATATCTAAACCAATAGGTTCAAAGCAAAGGGCTTTTAGCTTTGTATAAACGAACGATGTCGGAACAAGCATATTTTTAGTATTTTCGGCTCCCTGTAAAAACATTGTGCCATCAGAGAACAAATGAATAGCGCACAAGTCGCTCACTTGCTCAGCTAGCCTTATTGCCTTATGCTCGTTCTCGCTGTTCATAAAAAGTCTGCCTACAAATAACTGATCAACGCGGCGGTCTGAATTACACTCTTGACTAAAGTAAGCATCTGTTATTCCGCAGTATGCTTTATGCGTCGCCCAAAGCCATTTTTTGGGATCTTTCCTTAACTGTAGGTTTTTTATCACCCCGTTTGTTACCGTTACCTTTTTTATATCCTGAAATGGGAATATATAGGAAGCTTCAATGTAGATAGGATCCCGCTTTTCAATTGGTGTTGTTAGGCATGCCATGGTTTATCCTTGTCTGTTAGTGGTTAACTGCTCTTCTCGCTCAAGCCTGCGGTTTGCATCATTAAGCCCTTCTGACAGGGCGTTTTTGACCTGGCGCGAAACCTCCTGGGCCACAGCGTCACCAAGGCTTTTGCCTATCTGGCTTACCTGGTTGTCAGAGAATGACGCTTGGGCGTTCAAAGATACGCCACTTGACCCTGATGCAAATGACGTTTGTGGGACAATATCAACAATACCTCCAGACGCGAAATAAGGCACTATGCTGCCGCGCGACGCGCCCGGCACACCAACGTCGCTAAATATGCTGCCCCCGGCTCTTTGCGCTATGGCTGACTGTTGTTGCTCGTTCAAAACCATTTCGCCTGGCTTTAGGTAGGCAAGTACATTGTCACCGTGCTTTGTGGTCGGTGCGTTTGGCTTTTCTGTCACTTTCCCTGGGCCTAGCCGCTTTACCTTACCGCCCTGCCAAAACTCTTGCGAATTTATTTCCCGTATCTGCTCAGCACCGGCCAGCAGCGCCGCACCGGCCAATATAAATCCAAACGGAGGCGGGGCACCTGTCAACGCCTTTGTCACGGCCAAGGCTGTATTTATGTACGCCTCTTTTAGCGCCAATTCCTTTCGCTTCTTTGCGCCTTGCCGCTCCAGCTCTTGCCGCTTCTTTTCAAAATCAGCCCTGATAGCCTTTTCCTTTGTCGCGTTCCCGTTTGCCGCCTCAATGGCCGCTGCCTCTTGCGCGTCTAACGCTGCAAACTTGTCGCTTTGCTCTTTTTCAAGCTGGTTTTTTTTGATCTGGAACTCAGTGTCGGCAATAGTTTGTGCGCTGCCAACTGCAGCAGACTTTATTGCTTGTTCTATCTCCTGGCGCTCCTTTGCAGACCTCTCGGCTTCTTCCTTTTGGTCTTTGCTTCGCTGCTTATCAAAAGCCTTGGCCTGGTCTGAAAGCGCTTTTAGCTGATTTGAAAGTGCTTCTTTGTTGAGACTTATATCAACTGAAAGTACCGCCGTTTCCTTAAAATCAAATGCGCCCTTTTTAATTGCCTCAATGCCTCTTTTTACTTCATCAATAGCATCTTTTGCAGCCTTTGCCTTTTTGACTAATTCTAAAAAAAGCGGACTATCTGTAGGCGTGGCCTCGATCTGCTTTTCAATGTCAGCCAATGTTTTTTGCAGTGCGTCAAGACTGCCAGCGGCGGCTTCTTCCTCTTTAGCTTTTGTCTTTTTCCCTTTCTTCCCTTTTCCGCCCCCGGCCTCAGCAAGATTATCAACCGCCGCTGTTGTTTTATCTAGAGACTTAACAGCGGTTTTGCCACCCTCATTAAATTGACGGAACAAGTCAAGAGCGTCCTGCTCGGCAGCGCTTAAATTGTCTTCCGCGCTTGCCGCCAACCTTTTAAAATTCTGGTCAACCTTTTCGCTTGCCGCGTCAATCTGGGCAATATCTGACTTGAATTGTGCAATGAGTGACGACCTTAGCTTTTTCGGGTCTATTGTACCAAAGTTTCGCAGAGTTTCGCCCGCTGTCAAAGATCCAAGCAGCGCCCGGTCTGGAGTAGCCTCAATTTCGATCAGGCGAAGTTGTTTCTGTTGCCGCTCTATTTCAAGCTGCTCCTTTGCCCGTAGTTTTAGCCGCTCCGTTATTTGAACCCTTAGCACATTAGTTGCTAACTGCTGTAGTCCATTGAGCTGGTTTATGTTTGCGGCCTCTAGTTGCTGATTAGTCAACAGCGAAGGGTACAGCTTTACCAGGTCTGAAATTGCCTGGTTTCTTTGCTCTTGAGTGGCTTCGCCATTCCTTAGAATATTGAAGTTTTTCTCAGTTGCTAAGCCCTCTTTGTTTATTTCCCGTGCCGCCATCTCCGCCGAGGTGGCAAGAATAGTAGCAGCGGTACTAGCCCCATCGGACGCGGCAGAAAAATCAAATAACTTGTTAGAAGCGTCCGCTATTGAGTCAATTCCATCAGCCAAAGCGCTGAAAAACCTGGAAAGCCCGTTACCAATAGAGCTGCTAGTTACAAGCTCAGTAAAAGCGTTTGATACCTTTTCTATGGAGGCGCCAAGCGTGTTGTTCTTTTTCTCAAACTCCTGCGTTACGCTACTTGACTCCCTTACTGTTTTTGTCGCCTGACCAACACGGGTATCTAACAACTCCATATTCTGGCCTAGCTTGGCCACTACCTCAGCCGTGCCAACGCCGTTGAGCTTTAAATCCTTCAAAACCTTTTGCAGCTCGGTGTTATTCAGGTTCTTATCATTCAGCTTTCCTAAAAATAGCTGTACGGCCCCAAACAAATCTTCGTTCACTAATTTTTTAAAGTCCTCTGTGGCTACTCCTGCAGCACTGGCAAAATCCTCCGGAGCAGTCGCCACACGTTGAAGTATCCGGATAAACCCACTAGAACCGCGTTCAGCGTTAACGGCCAATTCATCAAGGGTCGCGGATACGCCAAGTATTTGCCCAGCGCTAACACCCAGCGTTGAGCCCACGCCGCCGATACGCCCCGCAAAATCTGCTATTGTCCCGGCGCTAGCTACCCCCTGTGCTTCCAGGAAGTTCAGGGCGTTACCTATCCCCGTTATGTCTTTCCCTATATCGTCTGTCTTAATGTCCTTTAGAACGTTGCGCAGCTTTCCAATAACGTCGGTTGTTTGCTCTACCGACCCTCCAAATTGATCGCCAAGAGCTACATTTACAACATCTACGGCCTCGACAAACGAAAATAAATCCTGCTCAGCAACACCAAGTTTACCTCCTATTTCGGCAATGCCTAACTGGTTTGCTATAGTTGTCCGGGTGTTTCTGCCTTCAAGCTTTTGCTCGAGCCTGTCTACAAATTCAATAGAGGTGTTTGCGGCCTTTGCCACATCTGCGATTGAGTCGGATAATCCTGCATTTACGGAAACAACCTTTTGTCCTATTGCAGTAATACCGGCAATCGCTCCACCTGCCAGCAGCCCACCTGTTAGTGCGTTTCCAAGACTTGCAAGCCCTGACTTATAATTGCCTACATTCCCGGTAAACCGGCCTATGCTTTGCTCTATCCCGTCAATTTCGCTCTTTACCCTGGACGCGCTCTTTATCAGGTTTTGTCCAAAATTACCCTGCCGTTCAGCCGCGCTCAGCTTTGTGATCTGTTCTGTCAGCTTTGAGTATTCAAGCCTAAGCCCTGCAAGGGAGTCCTTTGGGACGGCGGTCGCCTTAAACTCTTTGTTGAGTTTGTTTTGCTCAACGCGCAATGCCTCAGCCTCCCTTTTGAGTTTTATGCTTTCGCCCAACAGTTCGTCATAAGGGCTACCTAGCGCCTTAGCTTCTTTGATCGCCTTGTTTATGGCTAGTTGCTTGTCCCTGATACTGTCCTGGGCTTTGGCTACACCAATGTCCTCGGCTGTGAATGTGAATAGAATCTTGGTTGCCATTAGGTATAGATATTTACAGGCTCCATTTTTACAAGCCCGGAGACATTTATGAACACTTTTTTGCCCATCACATTTTCGATGGTTTCCTGGATTAGCTTAAGATCGCGGTTTAGTGTTTGCGAGGCGAAGCCCAGCCTTTCTCCATTTTTTGAGAATCTAAAACTGCCGTTTGTAGGCATACCTTCGTGCTTGTGCGTCATAGCCGTTGCAAAGGCAGCCCCAACAGCCTCTTTTCCAGCAAGCCCCTTGCTCTCAAAGAATGTTATCAGGCCTTCAATGTACTTTGACTTACCGCCGCCACCGCTGCCCCGCTTAGTGCCGGAAAATGGTATTCTTCCAGGCGATACCCCGAACTCCATTATCAGCCCATAATCTTCGCAAACAACATTGGCGACTACGGTTGAGCCTGAAACCTTTATTTCGTATTCAATAGAGTCGTGCAGCTTTCCGGTGTTGTAATGACCTTGCGCCTTAAGCTCGTCGCGCAAGTCGCCTTGCAAGACCTTCATTGCCTGTTCTAAGGCATCCTTTATGTCCGCAACAACGTTCACCTACCCACAGCTTTTGCACCCAGCCTCATGCGCAAGCGCAGCAAAACTGGGTGTGTTGAAATTATATTCAGGGACAACGCAATTCTTAATACATACCTCAATGTCAATAGAATTGCCTACAATTCCTTGAGCGCCTAGTGAGGATTTATATGCTGGGGCGTTCTGTATGTTACTTTCAAGCACCGACCCGATGTTGACACCACGGGTGTAGCCGCTGATTGTTCGCGCCGCAACCATAGCGTCAAGATGGTTGACATGGTACACGCCCGTTGTGCCGTCTGGAAGGGTAGCCTCAACCAGTCCGGCCAAGTACCGGAGCGCAGAGAAAAGCAGCGTTGCGGTATCTTCGTAGACCTGGTTGATAGTCCGCCCCTTACAGCCCTTGCACTTCCATTTGCCGCAATCAACAGACGGTATATCCATTACAGATATATTAAAGTTGTAGCAGCGCTCAGAGTTTTGGGCGAGTGGCCTCTTTGCCGTGTAGGAGGTTTCGATGAGCGCAAGCACGGGAAATTCCCAAGTCACGGCATTTGGGTTGTAACCGTTGCCGGCCCACAGTCGTGACCAAAACCAAGGGTTTTCTTTGTCGCACATTGTTGCGCCAAAGTTCTCAGCCGAAATAATGCCCCCCGACCCTTTTTCAATTACGCGGAAGGTCTGGAGCTGTTTGCAAGGCAGCTCATTTTCAGGGCTAAAAATGACGGCTGAACGGAGGGCGTTTATAATGTCTATCTTTTGCATTAGAGCATTGCATTTTCGTTTGATATCGCCCGCACCGCCTCTTCAAATGAGGCAAGTAACGCGCTTTGTATCGGTGTTTTATCTGGCAGCTTAAACCAGCCACGTTCAACCAGGGTAACAACTAGCGTCTTCCACCCTATACGGCTGAAAACCGTTTCGTTGTGTTTGACGGCGCGTTGGTACGCCTCCCTTTCTGCTTTCTCGTCTCCACCACGCGGCCTAAAGCCTGGTGGGTTAAAGAACCAATGACATGATGGTTCTTTCCTAAGGCCGTCAATGTACTGAGCAAAAAAAAATCAATATCAAGGGCGGTTTGCGTGTCTATCTGCTGAAAAAAAGCAGCGCGTTCAGCTAAGAACGATTGCTTTTTTGACTCGTCTGTTGGCAGCTTTTCGCCTGGCTTCCTCAGAAGTATTGCCAGCATGTGCAGATACCTGGAATATGCGTTGTCGCCGTTTTCATCGCCGTGTTCTACAATTATCTCCTGGAGGTCATCGTATGAAAGCGATAAAAGGTCAACCGAATTAGTGTGCGGCAGCATAGAGCGCAGCCTTTTAATGTAAGGCTCTTTGTCTTGCGCGGACTCAAGTGTTTGTAGCATCGTGACGCACTCCCGGACGCTTGCACCGGCGCTTATCCGGCGCTCAAACAACCTTACAACCTCGTATGCCTCAACGGCGCTGTTCACGTCCACATCTGGCAGCATTCGCCCACCCAGGCTATTTACAAGCATCACAGGTATTTCAAACTCCTGCTTTTGGTAGGTTACTTTGTTGTTTTTCGTACCCCTTAAGTGACCCTTCCATTTTCCGATTGACTCAACAGCCCAACCGTACATGCTACGGATCCCGTCAATGCTGTTGCTGTTTTGCTCCCACTCGTCGCCAAAGTTTGCTTTCAGCACATCGTCAAACGGAACCCCGGATAGTTCGGCCACAGCCTTGGCCATAACAGCGACCACATTAGCCCCTGGTAGGCTGATCTTATCTGCCTCAGCCATAAAGCTGACATAGTTTGCAAGCGGCAGCTCGGACGGGTTGTCTGGCAGTTTTATTTCGGCAATCAGGGTGCCGTCTGGTTTGTTTAGCTTGACTACCTTCATTTGTCAGCGATTAAAGCAATGAGTCGGTTTGCCATTTGATTGGGGGATCCGGAAGTATGGTCGGCGCCCATCTTTTGCAGGGTAGCAGCAATACGCTCAACGCCAAAGGTAGCCACGGCATTTCGGCCTGACATAGTAGTGATCGCCTTCGCTTCGGCAGTATTAAGCGGGGCAATTATTGGGTTCTCGTTTGTGGTGTTTTCGGCCTGCGTGTCACCGTTTGGAAGGTCAAGCTCTGGAGCTGCCACCTCCTTCTTTTGCCGCCCCTTTTTTACTGCTGGCTCAACAACCGGGTCAGCCGGTTTAACCGCCACAACAGCGGCGCTTTTTTCCAATTTGCCTTGTTGTAGCATCCGGTTGGCTACTCGTTGTTCCCGAGATAACCGTGCGCTGTTGAGCTCGACTTGTGGGACTCCTTTCTGAGCGATACGTGCGGCCCTCCGTTCGCTCACTACCTCCCCCACGGGGCGACGCGATGGTATAGCGCTTGGTTTGATACCTTTTTCAGCGGCTAAGGCTGTGTTGGCTTTTTGAATTGCAATCTGCCCCTCGTTTTTAAACATATTGCGGATAACCTGGGCCAAAGTCCTGGCGTTGGGCGTGTTTACACCCTGCCCTGGTTGTCTTACAAGCCAGTTGTAAGAGTCGATGAATGAGTCAATTGGATTTGCCATTAGAATGATGTTTAGAATGCTCTTATTTTTCTTGTGAATTGTTTAGGCTCTGATAGTTTTTTCAGGTCGTAATACTTTTTCATTAGCAAAATGTCTAGAAAGTCTGGAGACCGGCCAAGCAGCGGCTTGATTATCTCCTTTGACATTATGCGCAATTTCCCGTCCGTCTCCTCCTTTGCTTTCTTTAAGTAGCTTAGCTCTTCCGTCAACATCTCTCTATCGTCCTGCGAAACTACGGCTTTTCCCCACATTTTCCCTTCGTTTATATCGTTCGCTAGCAAGTACCCGCACTGATCTCTAAGTGTTTGGTATTCGCTCTTCTGGTTCTTTTGCTGCCCCGTTGTTTTGTCTGCGTTTATTATAAATGGCTGAGCCAGCGCATGAAATGGTATGGCGCCTGGGATAAAACCGCCATCGCCCCCAAGAAAAGCCCCAATGCCGTCGCTGTCATAAAGGATATTGTGCGCCATTATTCTGTGCTTAGCCTGTAACCTCTTCGCAAACTGCAACACCTCAGCCCCACCGCTGCGCTTCATTTTGTCGTGGTCTTCAAGAACGTCACCATAAAATACCGCGCCCCGTAGCAAGTCCTTTCCCATCATTGCAATGTCAAGTATCAGGTACTTTTCGTGCGGGTTTGGCTTTACAAAGTCATTTGTGTAGAAGTCCTGAATAGAGTCAAAATCGCAAAGCGCAAGCGGGTCGTCCAGGAAGTCCCAGTTACCTAAAAACAAGCGCTCCCTGGTGGCTCCAGTCAATCTGCTGAGCTTGTCCTCATATCCACTTTCCCTAAACTTGTTATCTCCCACTAGCGCCTGAATAAAGCGCTTCACTGCCGGCAACACATTAGACCGCCACGGCTTGTAAAACAGGGTGTACATCCAGTTTCTCGAAGGGTTGCCCGTAATTAGCAGCTTCCCCCTTATCCCGTACTTGTCGTTCAGGTGACGGCCAATCCTTGTACCGGCCACCTCATAGGCCTTGTATGTTACCCCGCCGCCCTCTTCTATCCATCCGCCCGTGTACTCGGTTGACCCGAATGCGTCAAACTCTAAGTCGGAAGGCCGCTGCATCATTTCAATGCCTTTTATAACTGAGCCATTCTCAAATGTTATTTTTACCGTCTGCTCGTTATACCTCCAGATTGACTGAGGTATGCCGTGCTTTTTGCATACCTTCTTAAACGTCTCAACCGTGCTTTCCCTGATCTGTGAAAGGTGGTGCCTACCTACAAACCAACGGGTGCCTGGATATGAAAGGCATGACCAAAGCAACCACTCGCAACCGGTCCAGGTCTTTGCACCGCCCGCCGCCCCGCCAAAAAGCAATTCGTCTGTGTACTGATCACAAAGCACACTAATCGCTTCAATCTGTTTGTCCGAAAGCGATAGTACGTCATATATCCCCGCTTTGAAACAGTTGATTTTAGATTGAATGATATGCTCATTTGTCAGCATTCGCTTTGTTGATTTTTCTCAACACATCTGCCTGCTCTTCAATAGGTAGTTTTTCAAGCGGGTTTGAGGTTATAGGGGCACCGCCGCTTGTGAGGTCGTGTTGTTGCTTTGGCTTCCCGTGTGCCCGGTCTAGCATTTCCTTCAATATTTCAATACCGCGCTTTCCCATCATTTCCTTTGCGGCTAGCCTGAACAATGAAGGCATGTCATTCTCAATCTTGGGGTTGCCAGCTATCTTAATTACTTCGGAAAGCGGTAGCGCCAATAAGTACTCATAAGCCTCTGCAACGTTATGTGGTGACGCTTTCTCAATGCCCATTTCTGCAAACTCTTTTGCAAGGGCAGAAAACACCTTTGGCTTTCGCCCAGGGTTTGCCGGTTGATACGATGAAGAGAATTTTTTTCCGTCCTCTCCAGTTATTGCTTTGTTGCCCCCTGGCATGTCGTTTACTCGTCGTTTTTGTCGTTGTGTAAAAACACCTACTTTTTAAGGCCGCGATTTGACTTTATGAATCCATCTATGATGTACTCCATGGCATCCGATGTGCTTTCAATGCCAGCGGTCTCTTTCACGTTTAGTATTGTGGCCAACAGCCGCTCCTTTATTTGCTGATTTAATACCAGGTTAAAAGCTGACTTCTCTGGCTTGGACTGTTTCTTCAATTCGTCTTGCCAGGATTCGCTTACTCCCCAATCGGAAAGGTTGTGAGAACCCCAATGGCTTTCTAGTATATCGCTATCCCATTCCCCAAATTGGCCATTGGCAATGATCGTGGCCGCGTCGGCTTTCTCTTTGTCCCACATCACCTCTCGGTATGTGTACCGCTGCCCGTTTGGTGTTTCCATGAATCCACGAGCCGTGGTGCCGTCTGGCTGCGCTGGTTCGTACCGTTCCAGTATTGTCAGTTTGGCTTTTTGGCGCTTAAACTCTGCTGTTCGCTGGTGGCCAGATACAATGGCCTCACAATCCGGGTTGTTGTTGTACACCACACCGGATAGGTCGCCGTACTCTTCCAGGTATTGCGCCAACTTTTCCTGCCTGTCTTTTTTGATACGGCGGGGGTTGTGCTTGTTTGGCTTTATTTCACTTAGCTTTTTTGCCATGATATCAACTTAAATACAAAAACCCTACCGATTTCTCGGCAGGGTCAGATTCCATGAATTTTCCCCCGTCGCTGCTTTCAGACACCGGTTGACATTGACTGAGTGCCTTCCCGTTTGGCCTCAGTATTATTGAGTGCAAAATGTGTGCCATGGTTACAGTGCGTCAAGCTCTTTTGACAATGTATCTACCCTGGTTGCAAGGACTTTCTTTGTATGCTCGATCATTAGCGCTGACAACTCTTCTTTCAGCGCTGAGTCGCCAAGGTTTTGGCACCTAGTTAGAAAGTTAGTCAAAAACTCAATGCCCTTTTCCTTTGGGAATTTACTAAAATGATCGCGAACCCGGTTTAGTTCTTTGATCTCGTCCAATAGCTTGTTGCCGCGCCTTAAGTTAGCTTCTGTCATTTGTCTTCGGTTTGATTTGATTTTAATGCTTCACCACTATTCTGGTAAAGAGCAATGACTTGAAGCAGCGCCGCATGGAGTTGCTTTTCATCAAATACGTTTACAGGTATATTAATCCTAAAATCATTAGGCATCCCTAATATGACTGGGGGCTTGTAAGAGCGATGAACGTTATTCATTTCCATAAGCTTCCAGCCCTTCTTTAACAAAAGTAGCTCAATGTCGCTGTTGCTCAATGGCTTAAATGGCTTTTTCGCTTTTGTCTTTTCGGGCATTAGGAAAAGTAGTAAGCCGCCCAGTAAAATAAGCACCACAGCGAAAGGCCATCTTGGGCTAACTACGCTTGACAGTATAATCATACCGCCTCCGCCGATTAAAACCCCTGAAAAATACTGATATTGCTCTCTGCTCATTGGTTCAAGTTTATATTGTAAAAAACGCCCGGAGCAAAGCAGCCAGCAAGCGCCCCGGGCTAAACACAAAGATGTCGTTTAGTCCTTAGTAAGCATTGTCGTATTCCATCCTAAAAACGGGGTCATTACAAACGTGTCAACCTTCGCGTCCGGGTGATCCTTTAGGATGCTGGACACCTTTCCGGGGTCGGTAGTCAGCACCTCTACTTTTGATGGGGCGCTTGTCTTTCCATGAAAAACTAAGCATCCAATCATTCCATCTGGGCAAGGCGCTTGCTGAGTGGAAACTACCCAGTAAATTACGACAAAAAGTAATTTCATTTTCAGTCTTTTTTGCTCCTTTTGAGAGCTATTCAAGCGTTGCCCGGAATACAACATGGCAAAACTATCCGGGACTTACGCTTAGTGGTCTGAGTGGGCATACCATTTTGTCTCATCGCCCTTGCTCGTTTCCCGACCGGCCTGTTATACGGTAGATGCAAGCGCTCAACATATCTCTTTGCCCTTCTATATGGATGTCTTAAAAATGGCCGACGCCAAGTAGCCACACTAATGCGCCGGCCCAAACCTGCTTATGAGAACAGTTTATTTTTCGTACCTGGCTAAAAGCCGGGATTTTTTGTATGCAAGCGAAGCCTTCATGTCCAGCTTCGTTATCCTCCCATCTCTTTTGGAAGGTAAAAATAGGACTTTTTCCCCAGAAAAAAAATACCCATCTAGCGCCGGGGCGTTTAAATAGTACGCCGGGTTTTTCCAACCTTCGTAAAGCGTGGCGTTTTCAGGCACCTGAATTTTGCCCGGCGCGAACACGGCTGTGTAAACTTCCGTAGAATTAAACAGAGCCAAACCCTTTGCTGCGCGGCGCATATACTTGCCTGTCAGCGTCATTATGCCTACAACATCTCTTTGCCCGCACATCGCCTTGACTTGCTCCAGCGTCACGCCAAGCCCTTGTAGCCCTATCGCTGTGAATTGTATCCAGCCAGCGGCCACACCGTCCTTTCTAATGCAAAAAGGGTTCATCCCGCACTCTGAGTAAGCCACCTCGTAAATGTCAAGCATTGAGCACCCAATTTGCCTAGATAGCTGTATGGTTGAATCCCGTACCGTCTGAAACTCAGCGTCGCTTGTGTGCTTGCGCAACTCCTGCTCATATACCCACACGGCAAAAGAGCTGCTGTCGTTTGTAGCGTAGGTGGGAGATATGTATGCTTCCTCAATGTACTGGATCTCATTTACGATCACACGCCTGAACAAGAACAATGGCACAGCCAACAACGCAAGCCCAATCAGCATACTCCAAGAACGTATGCAAAAAATAAGGCGGCTACGGTGCCGCCAAGCCCACTGTATTACCATGAAGCAAAGCCTCAGTACCCGGTGCGCCTGAAAAAACGCCCAAACTACGGCTGTCCAGCCAAGTAGGCCGATCATCCCACCGTCGAGCAACACGACCTGGATTAGATCAATTAGCTTTTTCATCTTTAATGCGGTGGTGGTCCCTAATTATGAATTTGCCCAGCGTGTGGTGCCCCTCTTGGTATGCGTTTGGGAAAACAAAAGTTCGATCAAATCTAATTTTTTGTTGTTCGGTATGCAAAACATACTTCACGGGGAAGCGCCGCAGCATCCATGCTGGAAAGTTTTCTTGTTTAAAGTGGTCCCACCATGTTTTAGGTGTTTTGTATGCAAACAATACAGTCACATCCTTTTGAACCTTTTCACCAAGCATCTCCCTTTGTATGCGAAGCACATATTGCCCTAAATGCTCCTTTACATCAAAAGACATTGATGCAAATTCGCGTGGGCTAAGCGAAGCTTCAAAAACCTCCTTTACGAGATGAAGCACGGTTTCTGTATTAATCTTGTCGTTCATTTTTCATAGTCTAGGTATGAAACGGATAAAATAACAACGGGAACCCCTGCATATTGCTTTGAAATTTTATCTTCTATCTCTTCGATAGCCTTGAAAGTCACCGGGCCTGAAACCTCAAAGAAAGATCGCCCGAATATTAATTTCCCGCCATCCCTTGATTCAATGTTGTACCCAACTAAAATGCTCCTTTTCATATCAATAGGTATAAAATGTACAAAAAAGCTGATATGCCCGTGATCTGAAAAATGGCAAACAGCAAAATGAAGAGCGCGTAATCTAGCGGGAAAGGTATAAGCATCACAACAGCCGCAATGTAATGCGGGCAAGCATGACCGTGCCCCCATGCTATCAAGTATGCAGCGATAGCACTAATGAAGTTCAGCCACCATGACCACTCAGTATATCCAGACCCACGCATGTTTTTTACAGGCCTCCACAGCTTTGAATTATGTATTGCCCGTTCAAACACCTGTGCCCACAACATGGGCGCCTTGAAGGCGCACCGTACGCTAATGTGGGCGCCATACTCCCGGCGCATACTTGCCTCTATGTCAGAAAGCCTATAATCGGGTGACGCGCTGAACCCAACCTTGTACCTCCATGGGAAGTCAAAGCTCCAAAGGCAATACACCCACCCGATTTTAGGTTTAATTCTCATCCTGGAAGCTGGTTAGGGTTCATTTGATAGTTACCGCGCCGTGGGGTTCGTACGCTGGGAGAATCTGGCAATATCTTTTCAAACACCCATTGCCAGACGTACCAAAAGAACACGGCTTTTGCAACGAACACAAAACCGAAAGCCTCAGTATAGTACCACCATATTGCCTCGTTCAGCATGACAACGACGGTCGGGATAACCAAAAGGAAAAACAGTACGGTCTTTGACCAAATGTGCATTCCATTGATAGCGTTACCAAGGAACATATTACCCATGACATCCGTAATCGCGTCTTTTGCGCTGGTCTTTGCCAGCATCCAAAACAGACCGCCAAGGCCAAAAAGAATCATTAATACTGAGTAAAACTTCCACATTATGTACTGCAGAAGAGGTTTTACTTTTTGCCATTGTTTGGCTTTTTCAAGCCGGTCAACATGCTTCATCTGCTCAAGCGCTGAGCTGTCTGGAATGCTTTCAAATATCGACCTTGAACCCTGCTCAATAACCGGGTCTACCGGCCTGGCAGATTCAGCGTTTGCCGAGGCCGCTGCTTTTTCTGGCTTATTGGTTGGGTTGATAACCTCACCCCCAACGGTAATACCGATCAGCTTGCCCGCGTCTGACTGCTCGGTGTAAAAAGACGAAGCTGGCAGTAGTTCGGCGTATGTCTTTTTACCGTCCGCCGTTCTTGACAGGACCCGCTTTTTGAATATAAATGAGACTTCTTTTCCAGCCTCCGGAACGTCCTTTTCGTATCGGTACGTCCCAAGGTAATCAGCTACCTGTTTTGTCTTCTGTGCAAACGAAGGAACGGACATGGCCGCGACAAGTAGCAGCGTCACAACCATTTGCGACAACACGGTTTCGATAGGGTTAGACTTAGGCGACACCATCTTTTCTACCTCAGCCCACGGCTTGAACCTTGTCGCAAACTCGCGACAATACCCAACGTAATCGGCCCACGACTCAGCCTTGTAAATGTTTGCGCTAGCCTTCGCGTGTTCATGTGTTATTGTGCCGCCGTTGTCGTGGATTGGCGCCGAGCGGAGGAAAACCTTGCCGCTCAATTCGTCGTCGGCGTAATTGGACTGTACCAGGACCCCAAAGTTTTGCCGAAATGGAATTATCACTACCCACGGCTTTGAGCTTAGGCTCATTGCAGCATCTAAGCGCTTCCTGTATGCCTCTGGCTTTTCTTCTTCGCTTTCAGACATAACAAGAACGTTGGGCAGAATATCAATGGTGCCTGGGTCTAGCAACAGCGGCTCTTCCTTTTGCCCCCACTCGATAATTACGCCCCGTTTAAAGTTATATATGCCAACGGCTACCAACGTCAAGGAGAAAAGAACAAGCAGGGTGCTATTCATCCAGAAAGAAACCGCCGAAATGAAAGCAGCGGCCATCTCCCCCCCATCGGTAATCATAAGGGAGAAATGTATCAGGACAAGCAGGGCCACAAGCCCCAAAGCGAACGGTATCCACTTCCTGTTTACATGCAGGAAGTAAAGCAGGTTCGCCATTGGCAGCTTTTCAGGGCAAGGGCACCCAGGGCATGGCACCTCAATGCCGTTTGAAAGCCGGAAAAGGGTTTGGCCGGATAGCATGACTATGTACGTCATGCCACCGGCTTCATGAATAATGTGAGGCGGGTTTTGGTGCAACACGTAGTACGTCGCTGCACTTTTGTCATATTTTTGCATACTCCTATTAATTGATTATGAGTTAATTACAAGTGCAATACGGCTATTGCACCTTTTTTTTTGCTTTTTTGATAGCAGCGGATAGGGCGGCGTGGTCGGCCTTTATCATGCGCTCACCGAACCCTCGCCCCATAGGCTTAGCAAGTCTCGTTATTTGTGCCTGGCTTAGCCCATCTGCCATTGCTTTTTTCACTAGCGCTGCACGGCTGAGGTTTACATTTTTGGTGCCGTGCTTCTTTTGCAATGCGGCATGTTCGTATGGCTGTATTCCAACAGCCGTAGCCTCGTCACTCCAGTCAACGAACGAGCCAGACCATACCCCTTGCCTGTTCATAAGCGCCTCATTGCTTGAAGCATGGGCTTTGCGTATGTTCTTTATACAGAAATCCATCACTTCGGTTGTTTGCTTAAAAAATGAACCGGGACAACGGCCAACACAGCTATACAAATTGCCATTATCAGCGAAATTACCAGGGCAGTTGGCTCGTATGGCTTATTGACCATGCTCGTTATCATGTGCAAAAAAGTGGTAGGCTTAACAAAAACCGATGTTTCAAGGCCAGTAAGCCCACCGTAAATGGCAGAGGCGTTGCACATTACCTCCAGCGAAATAACCACATAAGCCGCATAGTGGGCTATTTTTCCTATTCCGGATCCCAACAAAAGGAACGGGGACACGGTGAATGCCGATGTCAGCAAAAGGGCTTTTACCCAACTTCCTTTCATTGCTAGCGCTATCTCAAACATATTGGGTATAGAGCAGGCAAGGCTAAAAGCCAAGCAAACCCAAAGCGCCCACGGCCTGATACTTTTCTGTGCCTGAACCGGGGTGTTATGCTCAGTAGAAAGCATTACCGGAGGCTCGTTTACCTCCGGTAGGCTTTCAACTTTCCCTGTATTTACCTTAGCGGGCGTGCTGCGTACTTTTACGCTGCCCCCGCTGGCTAGTGATTCCATAACTGATATTTGATATTGGGTAGGGAAGCGCTTCGCGTCATAGCTTTCTGCGAATGACGCTTTCCAGCGACGCTGCATAGTACGCGGCGACAACCCTAGTCGCGCCCGTAATTCGTCGCTATTTTCATGCCGCGCCGTCGCGACTGCTGTTGTCGCGTCAATCATTGTCGCGTCATTTTTGGATGTGGCTACTGTTCCCATGACGCAAATGTGCGCGACATTTTTTGTACCGCAAAACATTTCGGGAATTTTTTTTCTCTTTTTTCGGAACGCCTGTATATTTGCCCCATGCAAGGAATTATATTGACAAGCGAGCAGGCATGGGAATCGTTTTACGATGCCATCAAAAAAAGCGAAGAGTGGGAAAGTCTTACTGAGGAAGAGCGCCAGTATTTACGGAAAACAAACCGGGACATTTTGGCGGGAAACTGCGGGAGCGCTCGGTTAAACAAGCTCTTTCAAAAATATGCGCCGGGAACTTACGAGCTAAGCGAAAGATGGTTTTTGCTGAAATAAGCCTGATAGCTTTCACTCAAACAGCCGTTGAAGCCCGGCCTTCTTTTCGCGTGTCAACCTTGCGTTTTTTGCGTGTAATTCCCTGTCATAAATCAGGTGGCAACGCTGGCATAGCGCCTTTAGGTTTTCATCGGTATTGTCTGAAACATCGTGGTTCAGGTGCGCTATTGTCAGAACGATACGGGTTGGCTTAGCAACTCCTTTTCCTGGCATGTCGAACCTGGCTAATGGCATCCCGGGCGCAAACAAGTCAACGCCATCAATCTCCAGGTTTCCCATAACGGTTTCAATGCTGAACCATTCGCCGTTTTCACCACGGTATCCCATTGCCTTGTTTTCCAGACCGCAAAACTCGCAGCAGTTTTTTGCCCGCTCCAAAGCGCGTGGCCTTATTTCTGTCTTCCAGGCGGGGTCGTATTCTGAGTAGTTGATAGGCATGGGTGTGGTGTTTATTCTATGCTATCTAGCACAGATTGCAACTCGTTCCACAGTTTTTCTCCTGCGTTCCTGATTCGCTTAAAACTGATCCAGGTTATTGATTTTGCCTGACCAACGGTATTGATCTTTGCGCCTTTTAGTACGTTATATAAACGGACAGAAAGGTTTAGGGTCTCAATATCCTGTTCGTCTATTAGTGCTTTATTGCATTTATTCTTATTGAAGAAAGCCTCTAACTCCTCTTTGACAACTTGACGAAGGCTCAAAGCGGCCAACTCCGAAGCATTAATCGCCCAAACCTCCAGGCTTCTTTGTTTTTCCGGGGTAGTTGTACCGCCCCAGTACATTTCGCCGCTCCCAATAATAAAAGCCTCTATCGCTCCTTTTTCGGTGCGGTATTCGGTTTTGAGCCCAACCGTACCATAGGCATCAGTAAACAAGGAGCCACAGGGCAACTGCTCTAGGGTTTGTTTTGGATCTGTATTCTGGTTCATATTTTAGTATTGGCTTATAAGGTGGTGCGCCTAACTGTCGCCTACCGACAACGCTTCTAATCGGCGCGAAGCGGTAGGCCTGGAGTTGTCTGCAATTACAAAGATAAATATCGTTGCGCGTGATTTTTGAAAATTGTGGCCAGTTGCGGCGTAATGCTAAAGCGGTCTCGGTTCTTTTCAATGGACTCCAAGATGTTACCACCCGCGTCCCTTTCGCCTGCCGCTTTCCAATCGCACAGCATCTCAACAAGGTCGAACAAGTCCATCCCTTCAATGCCATTTTCGTAAAATTGGGGGTGGTGTGAATTTTTTGAATAATGGTGATCAAGTGCGGGCTTTAGTCGTGCAAGTGAGTGATAATACTCT